GCAAAAGAGTTTGTTTATAACGACGGATCTAAAACACAAACCGAGTGCGCCATTGCAGCTGGGTACAGCAAAGAAAGTGCGCATGTCAGAGCATCAGAACTTCTAAACCCACAAAAATACCCTGTTGTAGTCAGATACATAAGAGAACTCCAAGCTGAAGTAGATCGGAAGTATGAAGTTACATTCGGTAGGCATGTTAGAAAACTAGCAGACATTCGAGATCAAGCTTTAGAAAAAGGTAATTTGACTGCTGCGGTGTCGGCTGAAGTGCAAAGAGGAAGAGCTGCGGGACTTTATGTTGAGCGTAAAGAGATCCGTACAGGTTCTTTGGATTCTTTATCTGAAACTGAAATCAAGAAAAGAATTAAGGACCTGTTGTCAGACTACAAACCTCTTCTAGAAGCAGAGGAAGCAGTGTTTACTGAAGGTTCTGATTAGTCCTGTTTAACAGTCTTATGGCTCTTTTGGCTAGTTTGTGTGCTTCTTTCTCTATTTGAGTACAAAGCCTAACTTTTTGTCCAGTAGAACTAATTAACAGGTATTCATCAGGCGTCTTTATCAGTCGGTAATTCTGCATCATTTTCACCATGTTTTTCTACATGAAGTCTCAATCTTGCTAAATACCATTGAGCCTTCTTTAAGTCTTCTATACCATTTTTATGCTCATAACGCCATAAATATTTGATAATATTTCCTTTCAAATAAGCTCGAAACCCTTCTGGCGTCATGCTTGCTTCAATAGCTCGAATACATTCTATCCCTCCCTGATTGTAATGAGGGGGCCTGTTTACCATGTCAGTCATTTTAAGATTCGCCGTAAAATTTTTCTTTTAACCAATCAGGATGTTTCCTGTAGTAATCAAAAACACTGTTGTAAGGCTTTTTTCCATACGATTGCCTTTCTAAAATGTTTTCACAATACATTTGGCTAACAAAATCGTAGAGCTTGGGATCTTCCTGAAGATCTTCAGGCACTTTTTCCCGCTCACTTTTTTCCCATGTTTCTGTCATTTTTTTCTCTTTATTGTTTGCACAGGACCTCTTTTAATTTCATAGATTTTTTCTCTGATCCAATCAAAAAAATTAAAAACGGGGTCTAATATTTTTGTTATTAGTTTCATGTAGGTGTTGCTTCTGTCCAATTAGGTTCGTTGCAAGTGCCACAACACTCAGGTGTACCACAGTCAACATGTGTGATGTCGTTGACAATGTTTCTTATTTGTCTTCCAAGCTCTGCGTCGTTTGGGTAATTGTAAGCAAGATCTGCTAATTCTTTTGGTCCAAACGATTGATATTCTTTATCTTTAATTTTCATTATTTAAATCCATAAAATTTTCTGGGACTATCTGGTATCTTATCATAATCTTTCTTCGATACTTTTTTCCCGTTAAAATAATAAACTTTCTTCCAATCTTTTTTGTTTTCGTTCATTTTACTGTTAGATAAACACCGTAGCAAACAACCGAGGCGCACATAAAAGACTGTACAACAGCTGTGGTGTAGTTAAGTGAAAAAAGGTTATTAAAAGTTCCTAGTAAATATAGAAAATACAAATCCTTCTTGATTGGCAAAGTAGATAAATCTAACCACACCAAACCAAGAACGATAAGTATTAAACCAAGCAACCGCAACATCAGTTTTGCGCCTTTTTATATATTGCTTTTGCTCTGCTAATAAGAATTTGGCTGACCCTAGCATCTTCGCTAGGATCAATCCAAACTATCTCACCAGTTGTTGAGTCTTTTTCAAACAGAACCTTACCTCTGCCCCAACCCAACATAACAGCACCTTTGCTTTCATCGTCTGTAGAATAAACAACTTCTTTGCGAGTGCCTGGTTTGTAATATTCAGCCATTGGACACCTCCTCAAAGATCGCAACTTCTGAACTCAAAAGTTCATTGTCGTTTAGGTCCTGTGTTTTTCTTGGCATGACTCCAACAACTCCATTCGGTGTCTGAAAGATGTTAACCTTCTCTGTACTAGATCGAAGAAGCGTGACTGAATCATTTGATCCTTTTAATACAAAGTCTTTTAATAAAGCCAAGTATTTTGGATCAAAGCTAACATTTTCTTGATGCTCAACTTCTTGCTTAAATATCTGTTGCCAGTCAGGATACATTCCATCAATAACATTAACCAATCTTGAATTGAGCGCGTCTTCGTCTGTGATAGAAACAGCACCAGACCAACCTTCATCGTCCATATCTATTCTTCTTGGTTTCTTTTTAAGATCACCAAAAAAAGAATGTATTCTTGATGAGTTTTCTTGGTAGATGTCGAGTATCACACTCTCAAAATCCAAGTGCGGTATTGCAAAAGGATCTGTGTAACAACAAAGAACATGGCCATTGGTGGCTACAATGTAAACACCTCCCTCTTCTCTGCGTTCAACAAACACGCTTCTTAAATAAAAACGTGAGTCTTTTGGTTTAGCTGCAAAAGCGCAAGCTCTGGCTAACATTTCGCCGTTTAAGTGCTTTACTTTATTCATAATTAACTCCCTTAGTTAAGTTTGTTTTTACAAGTAGTGCCAACCAAAGCCGACACTACCCGTCGTTTATCCGTGTAGAAAGTTATTTCTCTACACTACTCAAGTCTATCAAACCTATCTTATATATCAAGTTATTTTTATTCTAGTTTGTTACACTCGACTTACTGTGGCTAAAAAAGAGTCTTTATTTTGGAAAAAAGTCAAAACGAATTTGAAATCGTTTCGGCTTATACGCATTGAATCATGGGTTAATCTCGGTATTCCCGATGTACTTGGGACCTCTCCAGCTGGCGTGTACTTTACTGCTGAACTTAAAGTAACCCAAAGTAATAAAGTTTCGCTATCGCCGCACCAGATCGCATACCACGAAGAAAGAGCAGATGCGCCCGCTTTTATCTTGGTACAGGCCCTCCGCCCTTCTACCCCCAGAAAATTCACGATGCACCTCTATCATGCGTCCCAGGTCGAGTCGTTGGTCGTCCATGGGCTAAAAACAGAACCTATATGGACGGGGGACCAAGGTTCTTGGGCCGTGCTCGAAGAATCATGGGCAAAGGCTGTGGATAACTTTCCCAAGAACTGTGGATAACCTGTGGATAACTGCTTGCTTGTCTGTTCTGACAAAAGACCTGGCGTCCCAGGGCCCAGCGGGCTGCTAACGCATCGGTGCTTGCTTGTCTGTTCTGACAAAAGGGCGTCTTCCCTGGGCCCAGGGCGTTTAACACCAACCTAGAACCTATCGGTGCTTGCTTGTCTGTTCTGACAAAAACGAGCCCGCGGCCTGGACGCCGTGCAGCGAACTGTTGACTGTTGATGAAAAGAATTGTTGTACATCTATAAGATATTTTGTATAATGTAGGTACTTTAATAACAAGGAGAACAACATGGGAATGGATGTATATGGATTAAATCCAACAACAGAAGCACCACCACGACCTGACGAGAATATGCCAGAAGAGTGGCAAGAAAAAGCATGGCAAGACTATTTCGATGGTCAAGCTAAAAGTGGTCAATACTTTAGAAACAACGTTTGGTATTGGCGCCCACTTTGGGAGTATGTTTATGAGCTTTGTTCTGAGGTTCTTAGTGAAGAGGACTATGATGCTGGACATCACAACTCTGGTCACGAGATCGATGCGGAGACTTGCAAATATATTGCCAACGCTTTGAAGATCGAATTAAACAACGGTGGCGTAGAAAGCTACAAAGTTCTTTATGATCGAGCCATTGAAGCAATGCCGTTGGTTGAGTGCACTATTTGCAACGGTACTGGTCAACGAGACGACGAGTATGTGCAAGGCGATTGCAATGGCTGTGAAGGCAAAGGAGAGCGCAAAGATTACAGAACTGGTTATCCTTTTACAGTAGACAACGTCAAAGAGTTTCAACACTTTGTTGAGAACTGCGGTGGGTTTAGCATCTGCTGACCACCGCCCAAGAACTACCGAGCGCTGTCCAAGCCCGCTTGGTAGTTCTGAGGGACGCCCTAGAACAGACTGCTTGCTTGTCTGTTCTGACAAAAGAGCTGGCGTACCAGGGCCAGCAGGCTGCGGTAAAAATAAGTGTTGTAATTATATAAGACCTGTCCTATAATATAGGTTCAACTAATAACAAGGAGATCGTCATGGACGAATACGAAAAAGAATATGAAGAAGTGTTTAAAATTACACAAACATCTATAGAAGCATTGGGCGATACTATGCTGAGTCTTACCAAAGAAAGAGGTGAGAAAACAGGAGAGTCAACCGATGCGCAGATGTTGATAGAGCACTTAGTCAAGCACATGTGCGGGTTTATTCTCTGTGCTTTAGCAGATGATTCTAAAGAAAGAGAAGAAGCGATGGACATAATAAG